TATGTGATTGGAACACCGGAATTGAATGGTTTATATTCACGATATGTGAAACAAATTTCCCGGGATGCATTGGGCCAATTTGATGGGCAAATTAACGCAATCATTGCCGAGGAATTCGGATTGGATGCATTCCGTTATGTTGGATCGTTGATCGATGATTCACGGCCGCAATGCGTTCGATGGGTTGGCAAACGAATTTTGGAAAAATCGGAAATGCCCGAACAAATTGCATGGGCAAACAACAATGGTTCGGGGATGATTCCCGGAACCAATCCGGATAATTTTTTGGTATTCCGTGGTGGTTACAATTGTCGGCACCGGGCCATTCCGTTCAAATTGACAAAATCCCAACGTGAACGGTTAAATAATGAACAAACAACCCAGGCAACCGAGGCAACCCAAAAAACCCAAACACAAATCAATGAGGTGAAACGGGATGTTGCAAAAACCCAAACACAAATTGCCGTTAACAATAAAAAACAATCCATCCGGCCGGATTTATTGTTAACCAATCAATCGGATTCATTGAGTAAAAAAATGAATGAATTAATTGGTGATCATGATGGGGCCGTTGAAATAATCAATTCACGTGGAACATTTGTTACACTACGAACGGCATCCGAATCAACATCCAAGGGTTCATATAAGTTTGTAAAGGAAAAACAATTGGATGTTTGGAAAACAACAATTTCCGAAATAAGCGGAAAATCAAATGGGAATTGTTCCGTTGATAATATTTTCATGAATGTGAAATACAAATCCGGTGATGTTATCGAATTCAAACCCGTGAAAATGGATGTTGATGTTGATGCATTATTTCAATCCGGATTAAAAGAATATAAATTAACATCCGGCCGAACCATCATTGGAAAATTAAAAAATGATAACACCGTTGATGTAACTGCATACAAAAATGTTGATGATGATGGTTACAAATTTTGGAGCGTTCGGGCATCATCCAATGCACAAAACACAAAATCCAACGTTGCACCAACCATCATTCATGAATCAAACCATTTGATCCAAAATGCAAATGATAAAGGAAAATTGAAATTTAACGATTTGTTCAACAAATATAATTTCAAATTAAATGATGCACCAACCGAATATGGCAAAACCAATTTTTCCGAATTTTGGGCCGAATCAATGACCTACTATGTTTTTGATAATCGGGGATTGAAAAAAAAATATCCCAAAATATTTGATTTTGTTGAGGATTATTTGAAAACCATTGGAGTGGATAAAAAAACCATAAAAATTGCAAAATGACAATTGAGGAAATGCAACAATTGGCCGAATTAACCGAAACGGCGGCATTGGCAAATGATATTGATTCATTAACCAAAATCAAAAAAATCATTGAGGATGATGCGTTAACATCCAATGCACCAAACCCGGAGGGTGATGAATGGTTCATTGCATTGTTAACGGCCGCACAAATTGAGGCCATTGAAAAAAATTCATAATTTTGAACAAACCCAAAAAAAATAAATCAATGGAAAAAATCCGAATTCAAAATGTTAAAACCGGCAAAGTGATGGAAATCACCAAATCGGCATGGGATCAATTAAAACGTGGCGGCCATTCAAAAAATTTCGATGTGGTTTCGAACGAAAAACCATCAATCAAATTCAAGGTTCCACCAACGGCATCAACACCGGAACAACCATCCGTTCCAGGAATCACAAATGAAAATCCAATCGTTGATGAAAATGTTGGCACAACATCGGATGAAATGCCAACACAAAAACGTTCACGAAAAACAACCAAGGAATGAAAAACATTGAATCATTTTTGAAACAAATTGGTGTTCCGGCCGATTCGATTTCCAAATTAACATCGGAGGAAACAACATCAATTGATGAAATTGTTTCCGGTTTTAAGTCAACACAACGTGATGTTTTGAAAAACGATCCCGAATTCATCCAACCAATAAAGGATGAAATCCGTGGTTCGGAATTGTCGAAAATCGAACACAAAATGAAAAAAGTGTTTGCATTATCGGCCGATGATGTACGTGATAAAAAGTTTGATGAAATCATCACCATTGCCCATGAAAAGGCAACCAAATCATCCGTTGATGGTGCCGATGCATTACAACAAAAGGTGATCGATTTAACCAACGAAAACAAACGATTGGTTGATGAAATCATCCCGGCAAAGGAATCGGAGGCAAAAAATGCAATCAAATCATTCAAACGTGAATCAATCATCAATGGCATCATTGCCAAAAAATCATTGATCGTTTCACCGGATGTTGTTTTGCCGGCCGTGAACAATTATTTGAACACCAATTACAATTTGGATGTTGATGATTCCGGGCAATTGGTTGTGAAAACAAAAAATAATTTGAATCCATTGAACACCGATGGAACGAAAATCATTACTTTTGATGAAATTTTGGATTCACATTTGGCAACATTGGGGGTGGTGAAACAATCAAACGGATCACCAAATCCAACACCGGGTGCAAATCCAAAACCGAATCCGAATCCATCACCGGAACCGAATTCAAAATTCAATTTGGTTGGGCTTAAAAAGGCCGAACAAAATGCCGAATCATTGAAATCGATGAAAGTTTTTGGTAAGGAATAAAAAACCGGGGTGGCAACCCTAAAATGCATTTTTCCGGGTTTGCCGAACCAATACGGCATCAACGGGGAACCGATCCCATTTCGGATTGATTCATTTATTGAATCGGTTTGTGATGGGATTTTGTGTTTGATCCCCAATCAATCAATCATTTTTAAAACAATCAAAAACAAAAAAACATGGCTTTTACTGAGGGCTTATGCCAAAAATTGCAAACGAGTTTGAATTCGGTTGCCGGTGCCAATGCACCATCATTGAAACGTGATCGTGTTGGTTACGTTGATGCATTAATGAGTGAGGAAAATCGTGCCGGATTTGAGGCAATCCCGGTTCCATCCAACGGGAAATATCGTGCCGTTCAAATCGATTACATCCAACGTGGAACGGTTGGGGATATTAATTACACATGCACAAATTCATGTGAAACAACCCGTGAACCGGCACCAAAACAAACCATTTTTGAGGTTGAAAATTGTTTGGAAACCAAGGGGATGAAATTTGTGGAGGATGAAATGCGAAAATTGTGTGAGGCCGATTCGGTTTATGTTTCGAATGTGATCATGGCACAAATGAATGCATTGAACGTTGGATTGAACAAACAATTGTTGGCATTACAATCAACCAATTTTGGGAATTTTGCCGATGGTACACAATTAAAAGAGGTTAAATTATTTGAACCAACAACCAATTCACCACGTGCAATTGCGGCGGCACAAATTCGCCATGAATACGATTTGGTAGGTGGTTCCGGGGCACCAATGATCATTGGTTCGGGCAATTTTGATTTGTATGCAAAAACCCAACAAATTGCATGTTGCAATTCAACAACCGGCACCGATATGGCCCGTTGGACGGATTACATGTATTTCAATGATCGTTTCGTTGAATCGGAAATTGGTGCAAACCATTTCATCATGTTGGCACCGGGTGCCGTTCAATTGGTTACATGGAACAAATATGTTGGTGATTATGCAAAACGCAATGATGTGTTTGAACATGGAACAATCACCGATCCATTCACCGGGTTAACATATGATTTGAAAGTTCATTATGATGATTGTGCCGATGAGTGGAGCATCAAATTGTTCCTCAATTGGGGATTGTTTTTCATTCCATCAAATGCGTTTGCCGCAACCGATGACAATTTTGGGGTTAATTACACATTTGATTTTGAGGATTGTTCAACAATCGTTCAATGTTAATTTTTTCATTGTCTAACTTTTAAAATTCGAAAAAATGGCATTATGTACATCAGCATGTGCACCGGCGTTACCGGTGTCATATTCCCAAGGTTGTGGCGTTACAACCCGAAATGGTGGGATTTCAAAATTGGCATTCATCAAATGTGATTACACATTCACCGACATTGATGATCGCGCCGAATGGATCGCGGCAATTGCGGCCGGTGACGTTGTTTTGACGGGATTGATCATTGGTCAAAAACCAAAAGGTTCATTCACGAAAAAACGAATTTCATCATGTGGCCCGGAGGCGGTTGTTGGAGGTGAAAAAACAATCACGTTCCAAGATTATAATTCGGATCCGGCGGCGTGTGGCGACATCACGTTTTGGAATACAATCCAA